ATGCCGAATGAGGGGGAAACCTTCACCGTTACCGCGGATGATGAAGGCAAGATCATCTACTGGTCGAAGGGCGCCGAAGAGGTGCTCGGTCTGGACGAGGCCGACGCTGTCGGGCTCAACCTCGTCGCCAGACTCTTCACGAGGTTCGACCTCATCAAGGGCTATGGCGCTTTTGCCGACGCGCTCAAGGGCGGCAGCTGGGAAGGACAGATCTACGCCCGGCACAGAAATGGATCCGAGATCCCGCTGCTCCTCTCGCTCGCCCCGATCGAAGACGAGGAGGGCGTGACCTTTGGAGTGGTCGCCGCCGGCCAGGTGCTCCCGGTGAAGGACCCCGACGGCGTCGATCTCAAGGACGAGTTCCTCAGCTACCTGATCCATGAGCGAGGCCTCTCCCCTCTCACCGCGACCACCTATCTCGCGGGGCTGGAGCGCCTCGAGCGGTTCTGCGGGAAGGCAGCCGAGCTGCTCCAGGCGAACGACGTCCGCCATTTCCTCAGGGAGTCGGGTGGCGCTCCGTCGACGAGGAACAACACGCTCTCCTCGATCAAGGCGTTCTTCCGCTGGATGAACCTCGAGGGCTACCGCGATTACTCGCCGATCCTGTCGGTCTCGGGCCCGAAGAAGACGCCGGCGGCGCCCAAGTCACTTCGGGTTTCGGAGTCGCGCCAGATCCTCGACCTTTGTTCACGGCCGCACGAGTTCCGGGTCATCTACTTCGGTCTCTACGCCGGGTGTCGCGTCTCCGAAAGCGCCCGCATCACAGCGAACGAGTGGCAGGACGATCGCCTCCGCTTCCTGGGCAAGGGACGCAAGATCCGCGAGGTCCCGCTTCACCCGATGCTTGCCAAGCACCGCGAGGTCATCCTCTCGAAACAGCCATCCGAGTCGACGCTGAAGCACCTGTGTGTCTCTTTCGCTCACCTGACCGGCATCCAGTTCTCGAGCCACGATCTGAGGAAGACGTTCGGGGTGATGCTGTCCGAGGCCCGCGTAAGCCGGGACGTGATCGCCGAGCTCCTCGGTCACACCCAGTCCGTGACGACCGCCTCCTACGTCCCCGTCCGCTGGGGCGAGCTCGTCGAGGCGATGGAGAAGCTCACCTACGGAACCGACGAGGAGCTGAAAGAGATGGTCGGGCGTGAGTAGACAGTGGGACGGCTGGCAGCGGGAGATCGATCTCCTCGAGCTGGGCTTGCCGGCGGCACGCTGCATGATCGGCGAGAACGAGTTCGAGGACCCCGAGCGGATCGTCGCCGGCCGCGCCTACCGGGCGATCCAAACGAAGCTCCGAGAAGTGAACCAACGGCTGTGGGCCAAGCGCCGGCCTTTCGACCGCATTAGTCTCGGAGCCTGACACTGAGTTATCTGGGGAGGGGACCATGTGGGGGAAAGTGAACGTGTGGGTGCGCGAGCACGCCTGGCTCGCCGTCGGGATCGGGCTGATCCTCGGCATGTCGCTCGGAGCTGCCGCAACCAAGGTTGATCCTGCCGAGGAGAAGACCTCCTCAGTCGCCGCCGAGCCCGAAGAATCATCGAGCGAAGAAGAGACCTCGGAAACGACGACCCCGACGACCGAATACGTCGCTCCGGTCCAAGAGGATCCCGAGGTCAGGTTCTCGCAGACCTGCGACTACCTCCTGTCGAACGAGATCTACGGGGACATCTCGCTGATCGGCGATTCGAAGGTCAGGAACACCGGGAACGTCGGGGTAAGGGGCAAGATCATCTTCAGGTGGAACCAGGCTGGCGCCGCTCCCATCAAAGAGGAGAAGGAGTTCCGCCTCGAGGTGGGAACGACCACGCACGTTCGAGCCAATCTGAAGTACCCGTATCAGGGTGAAGGCGGCGACATCGTCGACAGGATCCAAGCCCTTCCTTACGACGATCACTGCAAGGTGAACGCTGTACTCACAGACACGTTCGGCGAGCCGGTGGAATGATGCAGCCGATGGAGAACAAAGACTCGATGCCGACCATCCTTCTGATGGTGGGCGGGGGGCTCGCGGTGCTCGGTTCTTTCCTGCCGTGGGTATCGATCCAATCCGGCTTCGGCACGATCTCGAAGAGCGGCATGGACGGCGGCGACGGCATCTTCACCCTCGGCGCTGGCGTGCTCGCTGCGATCTTCGGCTTCCTCGCCTACAACGGTGGTCGGTCTCAGGTACGACCGGCGCAGGTGATCGGAATCGTGGCAGCGCTCATCACAGGAAGTGTCGCGATCTACGACTACATCGATATAACTGAGCGCGTCGACAGCCTCGGATCGAACGCATTCGTGAGCGGAAGCGTTGGCGCCGGTCTCTACACGCTCTTCGTCGCTGCTGCTCTCATGCTCGCGGGAGGGATTCTTGTCGAGAGGCTACTGCGCGCTCCGACGCGAGATGCAGCCGTTTCGACCGAGCCCCCTGATCTATCTCAGCCGCCCTACCACCCGCCCCCTCCGGGGTGGAAGCCAGGAGACCCCAGATGAAGAAGCTGATCCTTGTCGTCGCACTAACCCTCATCGCAAGCGTGGCGTTCGCGGACACGAAGACCATCCAGGACGCGAAAGGTGACAACAACTCCGACCAGGGCGGCCAAGGTGACATCCGCTCGGTGACCGCGACTCATACGAAGTCGGGGAAGCTGAAGTTCAAGATCGTGCAGTGGAACACGATCGAGGGGAGAGGTCGGCCCCGCAACGCCCCGATGGTCGTCATCACGACGAACACACCCGATGCGACCTGCGCCAACGAGAAGGGCGAGCTCTACTCCTTCGGTGGCGAGGACGACAACGACCAGGTCTACGCTCCCTGCGCTGATCCGAGTGACGAAGGTTTCTACGCGACGAAGAACCCGAACCCGTACACCCGCGTCTTCATCGTCCATCCGAAATGGTTGGGAAGCCCAGACAAGATCTTCTGGGGAGTCCGCACGAATGGGGACGAGGCCCCCGATGAAGCGCACGCCACGCGCTGGTTCTTCACGTCATGGCAGCAATACGCCCAGCGACATCGTCTCTGACCTTCGCGGAGCGAAGTACGTATCGCCCCTAGCAAGCGTGAAGGCTGTCCTCCCGGCCCTCGACTGCCTGGTCGAGCTTGTAAGCCGTTTCTAGCACCCATGCGATCGCTGCGACTAGGAGACCCAGCAGCAGAGCTTAGCTTGAGGGCGCGCTTCACTCGCGGCCGTACGACCTCAGTCGGTCACGCTCACGAAAGTCCAGGATGGAGTTACCTAGCAGTAGAACGGAGACGGCGAGGAAGATCACGACGAAGGCCATGTTCTTCGGGCTCTCGGTCGCTCTTGGCGGGGTCAGAAGAGCCATCACCCCGACCGCGCAGAGGAGGAGCTGGACGACTGTGCGGATCGCTTCTCGTCGGAAAGTGGACATGGCGACGATCCAGCGCCGGCCCTTGTGCCCGAGGCTCTTCATCATCCGCACGTCGGAGGTGGCCTCCCACAGAACGAGCAAGTGAACGACCAGAGCGACGAGCGTGATCAGCGTCCAGACGACTTCGGCGGCGTCAAAGCTCCTCAACGACGTCCCCAAGGTTGCCGGCAAGAACGTCCGCCTCGGCCGAGAGAGCTCGAAGGCGTTGCTGGACATCGTTCAGCCGTTCCTTAACGACCTGCTTCTCAGCTTCTTCTTCGGTGAGGGGCGGCACGTATGAATCGCGCGGCCCGAAGAGCTTCCTCAGGATCTTCACTTCGACTCCAACGTCGAGACGGCCGCTTCCGCTGTTCGGGCGCCGGAGAGTGCTAGTCGTTTCCACTCGTCGCGGTCCTTTCGCATCTCGTCGTACGCCCAGCCCCAGACCCAGAGCTTCTTGAGGCCCATCCAGATCCAGAGCACCAGCGCGCCCAACAGGCCGGCGTCACGGAAGAGCTCGACGAGTTCGACAACGGTCATCCCTTCTTGGCGATACCGCGCGAGATCGCGTAGGCACCGGTGCCACCAGCGGTGACCGTCATCCACTGGTCGGCTGTGATCGAGTGCGTCGCGCAGAGGATGGTCGCGGCGATCACCGCAAGTAGCGTGAGCCAGAATTCCGTCGACGCGAGTCCGGCCTTTGGCTCGAACTCAGCCTCTTCGTTCTTCTTGACCCCTTTGACCTTGGCCGTCATCGCCTCTTCTCCTTCAGCCCGTAGAGGTAGCCGCGCACCCGGCCCCGGAACTTGTCGAGGTCGATGCCCGCCGGATCGATCTTTCGGGACGTCCATTCCTTGTGGCCGATCACCATCGGTGGGCCGACGTCCATACGGTTGAGGAGCGAGGCGAAGAGCCTGCCAATCGCTTTCTTCTGCTCCTCCGGCCACTCTTCGCCAAGGCCGTCGTTCTCGCACTCGACTCCGATGAGGTAGCTGTTGCCGTCGTCCTCCGGGATGCCCTTCAGCGGCCCACCTTCGCCAGCGTGGTAGCACCGACCGGCGGCGACGAAGTAGATCGTCCCGTCGCGACCGACGACGAAGTTCGAAAGCGGTCCCGGGAGATCCGCGCGACCGTGAGTGACGATTCCCAGCGCCGGCGCGTTGCCGAGCTTCTTTCCGGACGCTGTGTGGTGGAACATGACCCCGCGCGGCTCGAACGTCCCCGGATGACCACGGTCCTTCCAGCCTTCGACTTTCTCGATCCTGAGGCCCAGCTCCTTCAGCTCCGCGCCGAGGCCGTCGAAGATGCGATCGACCTTCGGTCCGAGGGGGGTCACGTTCGCGACGCGGCGAGTGGTGATCGATTCGGTGTCTGGCTCTAGCTTCGGTCGGGAAGTGTCCTGAACATCGCTCTGCGAGAAGTCGCACATGGACCGAGCATCGGGGAGAGGGTTAACGCTGGGTCGTCTATGCAGTCAGCGTTCGCACCCATAGCGCGCTTCGGAGCGACAGGTGTCGGTACCGTCCCCGCCGTAATCGGAGTCATCGGTTCCCGCGCCCCCGTCGAGGTAGTCGTTGCCTTTATCTCCCGTTAACCGATCGTTGTTCGAAGGCCCGCCGTTGATCCAGTCGTTGCCTTCGTAGCAAGGTCGTCCGTAGGCGATGTCCCGCGCGCAGTAGTCGCCCGTCGCTATGTTCCCGTCGAGCGTGTACGTCCAATCGGGTCTACTTGCTCCCGCTGCTCCGGTGGAGATCGTGTCATCCCCGCCGTTGCCTTCGAGAGAGTCGTTGTCGTCACCGCCGCGCATCGTGTCGTCGCCCTGGTTCCCGTAGAGGTCGTCGGGGCCAGGGCCACCGCAGATGAGGTCCGAACCCCCTAGTCCTTGGATGATGTCGGAACCTGGCCCGCCCTGGATGATGTCCCTGATCGAGGTCCCGTTCAGAACGTCGTCGCCAGTGGTCCCGACGATGTTCGCCGCGATGCCATCGCAGGTGGTCTCCACGACGAGCACTTCCTGGGTCGAGCGCGTCGCAGCGAAGATCCCACCAGCTAGAGCGGTTGCGGCGAGGCCGGCTGCAAGAGCTTTGCGCCTCATGCGAGCTTCACGACGTACAGAGAGACGCTAGAAAGTTCCTTAGCGCCTCCACTGTTCTGGTAGACCTTCACGGCGAGGGGGATGGGCAGGTTGCCGTTCCAGAACTCTGTTACGACCACCACGCCCGTGGCGGCAAGCAGCGCGAGGGGTCCGGGTGGGGCGTAGTTCTCTACGTCTTTGCTGTCTGAAGCCGAGACCAGAACCTTTCGGACGTCGTTTCCGGTGTCACCCCATTGCACGGTGGGCTGGATAACGTAGACCCCTTCTTCGAGAAGCCTCATGTTCCCGCCACTTAGATCGCACCAGTCCGGGGCCAGGCTGAGACTTGCCAACGGCGCAATCACGTCCACGCCGTCCGGAACCGCTAGAGGACCGAGGCTCGCAAACCCAGATGCCCTTCGGTCGTCGAGCGCTATCTCTGACCCTCCGCCCGACGGCGGCGCGGGGACGAGATCGTCAGCTTCGGCGTCGAGAGTCACTACATCGCCTGGAGCGGCACCCTCGAGATCAAGCTCAGGTTCAGGGGTTTCTCGGGTTCCGCGAACGACGAGATGCTTCGCTGGCGCGCGGCCTTCGTTCACCGCTGCAGAACCTGAACCTGGGACCGTTAGCGGATACGTCCATCGGTGCCCACCGTGCGTGGCCGTCTCGGTCACCAGGTATTCACCCGCGGCGAGCGTGCTGGTCCACGACCCATTCGTCACGGTCGGTGAAGTCGGTGACCCGATCGCTACCCCGGTGTCGGGGTCGATCTCCTGGATCGAAACGGTTGAGAGCGGATTGTCAACGCTGCGCGTGACTGAGGGCATCGTTCCTCCTTTGATGTCTCAGCCGAGAGTGAGGGAGGAACGTTGCGCGGCGTCGTCTATGCAGAGCTAGGCGTTCCGCATCTGCAGCTGGGTGGAGATGTGAACGTGAGAGCTCGCGGCCATCGTTGCGTTGGTGACGAAGGCGACGACGTAGTGCCCAGAAGCAGGAACGGCGAAGTCAGAACCGACAACGTTGTTGGATGAGTCCGCTGCTGGGTTGGTCAGAGTTGCGGTGCTTCCCGCTACCGCGGCCCCGATCGTGTAGATGACGAGCCCCGCACCTCCCGATGTTGCAGGTCTGGTTATCGGATGGAGTCCGAACACGAACGTCCCGGTGAATGGGGCGACGTCGTTGCAATGCACCACGGCGCGAAGGCGGAGCTTCGCGGCGAGTCCTCCGACCGAGGGGAAGTCGTTTTGGTCGATGTAGATCGTGTTCAGCGGGTAGAGCGTTCCCGTTCCTGTGATTGCCGCCGGATCTCCTTGGCCCAAGCCGTAGGTCCCCGCAACGCGCGCCGCTATGTGCGAGCCAGATGAGTCGAGGAGATGTCGGTAGGAGGCGTTAGGGACCGAGTCGCCGCGCGCCGCTGAGGTTGAAGTTGTTCCTAGTGTTCTCAGTGACCCGGTGGCCGCCGCTGCGTCTATAGCGAGAGCATCTGCTCCTCCGGCGTTGTGCAGGGTCGCGTGAGCCGGCAGATCAGCCGCGACGAGGGCGAGGATGGCTTTGAGTTCGGCCATCGTCATCGAGACGATCCCGCCCGCCGCCTTACGTCCGATGACCTGACTCGCTCCAACCGCTAGAGCTATCGGCGTGTCGTCGGCGTCGGCTTTGAGGATCGTGTTCGCGTCGAAGATGGCCTTGTCGACCTTCAGGGCGTCGGCTGTTGCTTGGGCGGTGGAGACCGGCTTATTCGCGTCCGATGTGTTGTCGACGTTCCCAAGTCCGAGCGTAGTGCGCTGCGCGGCTGCGTCGGCGTCATCGATCAGCGCCCTGCCAGCAGCGGTAAGTGGGATCTCCTCGATGTCTCCCGCGCCTGCGGTCGAACGTCCGAGAAGCTTGTCCGTGGCCGAGACGTTCTGGAACTTGGCGTAGGCGAAGGAATCGTTCGGGACCGTGACCGTTCCGGTGAAGGTCGGAGAGGCAAGGGGAGCTTTGAGGTCGAGTGCGGTCTGCTGCGCGGTGCTTACCGGTTTCGCAGAGTCAGCCGTGTTATCGACGCTGCCTAGTCCGACGTCCCCCTTCGCCAGAGCGAGGTCGGCCTTCAGTTGGGCCATCGTGCGCGCCGCCCATGCTCCGGCCTTGCGTTGGAGGATGTCGTCGTTCGATGGTGAGAGTCCCGCTATCGCGGTGAGATCGGCATCGGCGGCCTGCCTCGCCCCCACCAAAGCGTCGACTGCCGCCTTCAGGTAGTAACGGATGTCTCCGCGCGTGTCGTTGTGGTACTGGGAGTGATCGTCATCGGCGAGCCCCGTTAGCGCGCCGTGGTCCGATACTCCCCCGCCAGGACCGCCAGCGATGCCCGCCTCGTCGACGGTCACAGCTTGCCCACGAGCTCGAGGTGCTTCTGCAACTTCAGGTTGAAGCGCTCCAACTGCTGGAATCGGGGAAGGGTCGTGAGCGTCACGAGGGACTGCTCACGCTCGAGCTCGTCGATCCGCAAGGTGACCCTCCGGTTCGGTTCGTAAACGAGATCGCCGGCGCGCGCGTCCTGGGCCGGATGCCAGCGGCCGTTCTTCATCAAGCGCGTGCACACGATCGTCCCCGCGTAGCGCCTCGAGGAATGGAAGTCGGCCGACACCTGGGCGAGCCTCTTCGCCTTCTCCTTCGCCACCCAGTGCTCGAGCACGATCGGTGGCGCCTCGACGATCCGGTCGAGAGGGTTGGGATCCGCCTTCGCCGAGGCGAGCACGCGGCCCTTGGGGTCCTGGACCGTCTGGTAGTTGAAGCGCGGTTGAGGGTCGAGGTTCCTCACGGCCTCCGGATCGAACACCGTCCACTTCCGGCCCCCGGCCCCCCACTTCCTGAAGTCGAGCACCGGTCGTCGACCAACTCGGTAGATGAGCCAGCGCCAGCCGGTGAGGATCGACATCAGGTCGAAAATCTCTTCCCACGTCATTCCGCGGTAGTCGCCTGGGAGGCAATTGACGCCCGAGTCCTTCACGTAGCGATCGGAGATGCCGAGAGCCGCGGCCCCCACACGCATCACGTCGGAGCAGTCGAAGAAGTCGCCGGTCGCTAGGCCGTTCACGCGCGGGTCTGTCAGGTCGAGGGTGAAGGGCTGTGCGTTCGTCACGGCCCCCTCGCGCCTCAACGCGAAAGCCACGAGGCTCGCGTCCGTCCCGACGTTCACGTCGATCTCTCCTGGGAGCTCGTCGCATCCCCAGGAGTCGACGGCTGTGAAGGCATGCTCTCGATCGACGGCGGACTGCAGGAGGAGCGTGTAGCCCGAAGCGTCCCTCGAGGGGTCTGTTCTGATCGCGACGCGAGAGATTTTCTCCCGGTCTTTGTCGTTGATGATGCGAGCGAGCTGCTGGTCCTCGATGTCGGCGCCGCGCGCGACGTGGAATCGGATGACACCTTCGCCATCGGGTTTCGAGACCTCGATCTCGGTCGCAGCGAACCCAGATTCCAGTTCGGGGTTCAAGTTGAGGACCGCGTCCGCTGTGCTATCGACGTAGGTCGTGTCGGTGTTGTCGGCCAGAGTGTCGAGCTCGTAGAACGTAGAGCCCCCCGCCTCGGTCCGATAGATCTTCCGAGCCGTCACCCACTTGGGGCCGATCGGGATGCTCGAGAGGTCGACCTCCTTGGCGCTCGTGGAAACGGTGATCGAGGTCGAAGGTCCGCCGCGGGTTTCCCCGTCAGCCGAGACGAAGGTGATCTTGTACTTGTGCACACCGACGTTGACATTGCCGGCTCCGCCGATGGAGAGATCGGGCCCCCTTTTCGGAGGCTTCCCTCGAGCATGAGGTTCGGAGCCCTGCTCTTCCCACGTCTCGATCTTCGGGTCCTGGAGGAAGAGACGCTTGAACTCGCGGCTTGCCATCGCGAACGGCCCCTGCCCGGCTAGATCGGCAAGGCCCCCGTTCACCCCCGGCTCGTTGAGCTTGCAGCTCGCAAGGATCTCGCCGGTCTCCTTGACGACCGTGTAGAGATTCGAGCGTGGAGCGAAGAGCGCCGGATCCTCATCGATCGCCGTCTTCGGGAGTTGCCCGGCCTGCCCGATCCAGCCGCCGTTCGCACGTTCGGTAGCGGACCAGTGGCCGAGCTTCAGTGACTGCGCGTGGCCCTTCGGGGAGGCGATGTAGTGAGCTGGGGTCGCTGTGGGGGTGCCTAAGAACTTGCCTCGAGCGAACACCGGGGGCGCTGTGTAGGCGAAAACCGCTCCGACCATGCGGCCGTCCGAGGCTCCATCGGAGATCGTAAAAGCGACCGGCACTACCTCACTGTCTCCACTGCTCGAGCTTTCCTTCCATGCGAGAGTCGCTCTGCCTGTGGCCCCTGCCCCAGAGGAGACGTTGCCGTCGACGACATCACCGCCCCAGGGATCGGTCGCGTCGAAGAAGTTCCCGAAGGCGGTCGACTGCATCGCCGCGGCGAACAGGATCGACTCGAAGTTCGCCACTCCCGAGTCAGAGCCGATGAGGTTGGTGATCGAGCCGGTCCCGTTGTTGGCGATGTCGGTATCGGTCAGGGCCCCGACGAACTCCCATTCACCGTCTGCCGACTCGGTGTGCCACAGCCATCCTCGAACGATCACCTGCGTGCCCATCGTCGGATGAGATGTGAGGGCGGGAAAGGTCAGGGTGACGTCCGACAGCGAAGCGAGGGAGAGGTTGTAGACCAGAACCATCGTCTGCTTGTGCCCGCCGGCCGAACCCGTTCCCAAGAGCAGCTTCGACCATCCAGCCGGGACAGTCAGGTCGGCCGCCGAATAGGTCACGGTCGCGTGGTTGAACCAGACGACGAAAGCGACGCAATCCCCTAGAGCTGGAGGCTGACCGGCCGTGCCTGAGCCGTCGAGGTCTACATAGCGCCGGTTAGGTCCGGTGTCATCGAGCCCCGAGAGGAGGTAACGCCGCGCGGTAGTGGTCGAGTAGACGGCCCAATACGTCGCGTTGGGAGGGACGTGGTTCGTGTGCGCCTGGATGCACTCGTAGCTGACATCTCCCGAGACCACGAGATCTCCGACCGCGTAAGCCTGGATCGCGGACCATTCGCCGATGAACTGCAGCGCCACTTAGTGGCTCCAGCGCGGGATGACCGTGTAGCGGAAGGTCCCTGATCGAGAGAGGACCACGCGGCCGAGAGGCTCGAGCTCGTCGATCGAGTCGTAACCGGGATCCGAGGGAAGATCGATCATCGTCGCGACGAGGACGGAGTCTCCGGGCGGCAACATGAGAGGCCCGTTCTCCTGGATCAACGGGAAAGCGATCGCTCCGGTGTCCTCGGCTTGGGCGGTGCGCTCGTAGGAGTCGAGCACCGCAGGGAGATCCGTCGTGATCGCTTCGGTGAAGCGGTGCGTGGCATCGTGGATGCGGATGGCGCGGCCGTCGAGGGTTGCTGCGGTCTGCTCGACCCGGATCCGGTATTTGTATAGCGCCGTGACGTCGGCAGCCGAGACCGAACATCTGAGGCCTTTGTCGAGCCGCGTCTCTGTCTGGTTCTTCCTGTTGCGGAGCTTGACGGATTTCCAGTCGACGAACCCGCCGCCGGTGTCTCGCTCGACGATGAGCTCTCCCACGACGGTGATGTCCGGGTTGGGCTCGTCGTCTTCGTCGAGAAGAGCGTCCGTCGGCTCGAGGACCGTGACGTCGGCTCGAACTTCGTGCACGCCCGCCGGCCAGGCGAACCCGGTCCCTGCAACGGTGGACTTCACGATCGCGTACTCGTTCAGCTCGTTGAGGCGATAGGTCCCTCGCTTGAGCTTCCCCGTTCCGTCGAGCTCGTCGGCGTCGTAGGTCTCTTGGTGCCAGCTCCCATCGCGGAAGCCCGGGACCCCGACGTAGGAGTGGTAGTAGTCGGCCGGGTCGAAGGGAACGATGTCGAGGACGAGGTCGGAGTCGCCGTTCCGTCGCTCCGCGTAGACGTCGTATGTGATCCCGGTCGCGCCTCTCGGGATGGTGATCTGGCCCATCTCCTGCTCGACGAAGTTCGGAGTGGCGATGTCCTGCCAGTCGAGGTCGACCACCTCGGTCGCCTCCATCACCATGTCGGCGGTGATGAACCCGTAGCGGATGCGGGCCCGAAACTTCGAGGGGTCCCCGTTGTCGACGATCTTGTGACGGAGGTAGAGCATATGCGTCCCCTCCATCGACGTGGGGTCGGTGAAGGTCTCCTCCACACGCACGCGCTTCGCCATCGTCTCTTGACCGGAGAAGTCGACGAGCACCGCGTCCCCGCCCACCCCTGATGAATCGGCGGTCACCGTGGCGGCAGCGTCTGTGCCGAGCGTAGCGTCTGCCAAAGGGGCGCTCAGGTGGTCTGGATACTCCGTGAGGTTTCCGAGGCTCCTGAGGCCGAAACGTACAGCGCACAGGGAACCTGAGTCGGGCACGAACTCCAACTTCGCCTCAGATCTCTTGTTGCCGGGGTTATTGAGGGCCATCGCCCGATCTCCGTTCGAGAACGCGATCCAATCGGAGACCACCGGAGCCGTGCGCGGGTGCGGGTAAGCAGCGACCCGCATCGGAAGGCCGGTGTCCAGCAGGAGCCTGGCGATGCGGAAGAGGCCCCGCTCTTGGCCGCGCAGCAGCTCGGGATAGGTGGAGGGGTCGATGTCCCAGTACTCAACCTCTGCCGAGCCTGCGATCTGGTAGACGAGCACGCGCGACTGATCGATCGCAGAGGCGAGATCGCGCACCCGAGCAACGACGGTGTCGATGTCGGCATCGTGAGGAAAGAAGTTCTTCCACGAAAGCATCCGCTGCCGTTGCCGGCTTGACGCGTACTGGTCTCCATCCCAGCCTTCTGACGCAAGGGACATCGACTCGAAGGTTTCGGAGTCGAAGTCGGGATCCGCTTCGAGCCTGAAGCCGGTCTCGGTCTGCACGTTGAAGTCGAAGAGCACCGTGGTGGGCGCGAGCGGGTAGTTCGCGTCCGTCGGATCGGCGAGCCAAAGTCGTGTGTAGGCGTAGACGGTCATTAGCCGTCGACCATGGTTCTGCGCCGATCACGAGCCGTCTCGTAACGACGCCCCTCGATCATGGTGACGTTCTGACGACGCGCGCGGTCCCGAGTCATCACTCGCTCGAAGGCCCGCTCCAACGCATGCTCGTCCAAGCCCAGGTGATTATTCGGGACAATCGAGCCGTTCGAGCGTGGAACGAAGAACTCGGGACCTCGTTCACCTACTAGGTAACGGTGGCCGGCAAGCACCGGCCCACCAAGGGCCTTCCGTTGTCCTCCGGTGTCGGATCCGGCGCCGGCACGCACTCCGCCCCCAGCTTGTTGGGCAGCTAGATTCGCCTGGACCTGTTGAGCGATGGAGGAACCAGCGACATCGTTGCCGACACCGGTGAGGTTCCCAACAGCTTCAGCCAGTCGTCTCGCCGTCTCGATCGCTCTGACCATCACGTTCACTAGGGCGGTCACCTGGTTGACGACATGGGTCACGTAGACCACCCACACCTTGAAGGCCTGAACGAGAACCGAGCCCACGAAGCGCGCGAGGGGTCGCAGCGACTCCATGAGCGGGCCAACTGCCGCCACGAGCCTGTCCACGGCGACGCGGAAGGTCTCGCTCTTCTTGTAGGCCAGGACGAAGCCAGCAGCGACCGCTGCGATCGCAAGGATGACCGGGTGGGCGGCTAGAAGAGCAAAGACCGACACGAGCTTTCCCAGGACGATCAACAGCGGACCTACTGCAGCAGCGATAGCTGCGACCTGGACAGCCATACGCCTCTGCTGGGGAGACAAGCCCTGGAATCGCTCCGACAGGGACGAGAAGATCGCGCTCATTCGACGAAGGACCGGCATCAGGATTCGACCGATGCTCTCGGCCATGTCGTTGAAAGAAAGTCTGATCCGCTCGAAAGGGCCCAGCGCGCGACCGGCAGCCTTTGCTGATCCGCCGAACTCGATCTGCAGCTCGTGCAGGATGATCTTCTGTGCCTCGAGCTGTCGGCCCGACTCGACCAGTGTGGTGATCTGCTCACGCTGTTGCTCAGTGAATTGAACGCCTGCCCGCCCCAACGCGGTGACTCCACGGATCGGGTCGTTGAGTGCTTTGCCGACCTGGATCGCCGCGCCGTTGAGGTCTTTCCCGAGACGGGCCGACACGTTTGCGATCGACAACGAGGCTCGGTCGAAGATTTTGTTCCCTTCGCCAACTTCGTTGCGGACCCGTTGGAAAGTGAGAAGGACGTTCTCTGCGGCCTGCACCTCTTCGGCGTCGCGACCAGCCAGCTCCCCGATGCGATCCGACAGACCACGGATCTCCTTGGCGGTGATGTTCGCTGCCTCGCCAGTGGACTTCAAACCCGCTGCTGTCTGAGCGTTCACCTCTCGTACCTCGGTGAACTCGTCGGCGGCTACCTTGCCCATCAGAAGGAAGGGCGCGGTGAGAGCGATGCTGGCCGAGCGACCCGCCGCCTGCATGCTCGTCCCGAGAACGGCTGCTTTCGCGGCGACCTGCTTCATGGACGAAGCCACGAGCCACTGGCTCTCCGCGATCGACCTCTTGAGTAGGGCGTTCTCGCCGACAAGCTCGACGACTGCGCGGCCGATGCGAGCGCCGCCGACGTTCAGAGGCATCAGGCTGCTCTCTTACGAGCGATGATCTCCTGGCGCTTGGCTACGCGCTCCGGGTCGCGGAAGAAGTCGTCATCGGGGAGCGACTCGTCAGTTGCTTGGCCCTGCAGCTGCGCTAGCTGCTTCGTGAACTCGTCGATCTCTCCGTAGGTCAAGAGATCTACCTCCCACGGCCTGATTCCAAAATGGTGGGCGAAGGCGGGGAGGGCGCGCCGGAGAGCGCGCCTTGGGTCGGGGGGTCTTCAGCGGCCGCCTCCTCAGTCAGCGATCTGTAGGAGAGCTTTTCGAGCACCGCTTCGTAGGTCAGTTCCGGATTGTCTCTGCGATCGACGAGCCACTTCACCGCGCCGAACATCTCCAGCGTGTCCAGGTCGCCGCTTCCGACGAGCTCTGCAGCGCGCAGCATCGAAACACCCACCGCACGCCTGAAGTCACGAGCCTCGAGACCTGTGAAGTCGTTCAGATCAAGCGAGTACTTCTGTCCATCGATCGACGCCTCGAGCTTGAGCTCGTTCTGGATCTCTTCCTCAGGCATCAGTAGGTCCCGGCCGTCTCGTTGGCGAGCGTGATCGTGATCTCGGTGCCACCGCCGGTGGGTCGTCCTACGGGCCCCGCCGCGTCGTACGTGATCGCGCCGCCGGCCGGATCCGAATCAGGGCGCTCCGTGTCGTAATCCCAGTTCGCTCCGTTCGACACGACCCTCAAAAGGCGCCCGGTTGAGACCGGGTGTCGTCCGAACGAAGCATCGAAGCTTCCACGAAGGAGGGTTTGCTCCTGACTCGTGCCGGCGACAGCGCCGAGGTGCGCGCCCTTGAGGAAGTCCCAGCCTTGCTGTGCCGAGTCGTAGCGGATCCCTGCTGCGAAGTCGACGATGCGGTCACACTCGACCTCTTGTGGGGTGAGCGAAGCTCCGTAGTGCATCGTCAGCGCTCGGTCGATCACGAGCTCCACAGACTGGATATTCGTCATCAGCGCCGGCGTCGCGTTGTCTGCCTCGGCCTTGAAGGTTCCGCCGATGTACTTGAAGCGTGGCTCCGGCTCGGTGAGCGTGTAGGTCGGAGCTGCAGCAGGGACGGCAGTGAACGATGCGACGTCCATCTCGATGAACACGAGATCTCCCGATGCAGCTCGGATGGTGATCTTGCTGATGTAGGCGTCGACGAACTTCCACCACTCGTCACCGACGAGGTCCCATATCGTGAGCGGGTTGTCGAAGGGGATCGTGTCCGCCAGCGTGAAGGTATGAAGGACCGCCCCGTTGGAGCCAGCGCCAACCGCCTGAGCTCCAGTCACTTCGTAGATGACCAGTCCCGCGGCTTCCGGGTGGGCGAGGATTGTGACCGTCCCGCCTCCGCCGGCGCGATGCTTGAACGGGCCCCACCTCTGAACGGTGTCACCAGTGAGCGGCAGGTCTCCCCTCTCTGTGCGCGGCTTCAGCCCCCCCGAAACCTTGGGAACGGTGAAGGTGGGGTTAGCCGCCGCAGATCCGCGCGATGCCTGCTTCGCGAACCCGAGGGCTCCTTTGCGTCTCGAAACGGTAGCCATCGTCTACTTCCCCTTCCCGGGTGTCGCACCCAGCAGCTCGACGGCTTGGCGCTCCTTCTCGTTCTTCGGCGTGTACTGGCCTTCAGTGGTGACGGTGAACTCTGCCTCTCCGTTCGGGGTCGCAACGCAGTGGTCAGCCACGATCAGCGCCTCGCCTCGGTACGTCGGGAACTTCGTCGGCATCGAGATCTCCTATTCCGTCACCGTGACGAGCGCTTCGGTTGCGTAACCCTCGTTCAGTCCTTGAGCCAGCTCCGGCGGGAGGTAGAGCGATTCGCCCGGAATCACTTGCCACGCCGCTCCGACTCCCAGTCCGTTCTTAGCTAGATGACGAATACGCCCTTCGATGCGCTCCAGTGCGTCTATGAGAGCGGTAGCCGTCGCTTCGTCGTTGACGAGCGTGGTCGCTTCCTCGACCGATTCGACGTGCCAGGAGATTCCGATCGACATCTCGCCGTCGAAGTTTTGAGTCTCGACCGGGGTCGGTTGCTTCGTCTGCAGCCACACGATCAGGAGCGGGCAGTCATCCGGCAGGATCGCGCGCGGCCGGCGGTATTTGATCGTCGAATGTGAAGGCAGACCAGCGCTGGCGTTCAGGTCCGTGGTGATGGCGTCGACGACGTCCTTCGCCAGGCTCACGGCATCAGCTTTCTAAGGTTCGAAACGTACGCTTGAGGAAAAGAGCCGGCGGCGGCCTCGAGGAAGTGCTTACCGACGATCGTCACGGACTTCGCCGATGCGGTGATCCGACCCCGGTTGGCTCCGATCAAGAGCCTGCCCCCGGGTCTCTTCGGACGGATGGTGCCACCCCATTGCTGGATCGGGCCGTAGACCTTCGATGTCCCAACGAGAGCGTGCAATGTGCCGATCCGTTTCGGGTGCGCGAGCTCGGCGCCGATACCACCGCCGCCGGCCTTCACCGCCGCGAGCCTGGCTGAGCTACGAGCCGCTCCGTCGAACGCCTTCTGCGGGATGGTCGTTGTGATCGCCTTGATCCGGTCCGGGTACCAGGTCACGCGCGACGGCATCAGTTCGCTCTCGGCAACGCGTCGCGCCGCTGCGAAAGACCGGTGACCTGAACCGAATACAGCGCGTCCTTGGGCTTCAGCGGGTGATGCAGCAGCTCGAGGAGCCGGACGATCTTCGGGTCCTCCTCAGGCGTGAAGTAGGAGAACTCGGCCGTCTCTGTCCGGTAGCCGGTCAGATAAGCGCCCGTCGGGCCCTGCATCGCCTTGTTCAGCCCACTGCCGGCGTCCTTCGCCACCATCAACCGGAGACACCGTTCTGCGAGCTCTCTACGCCTCTCACCTTGAGCGAAACCGAAAAGACCCTCAATCGCAATGGGGGCGTTCCAACTCCAGTAGTTGCGGTCGTAACCCCTGCGCTTCAACGCGAACCCGTCGGCGATGAGCTCGTAATCGGTGGCTAGAAGATCGGCGTCCCACTCGCTGAGCGACGTGAGGCTACGGATGCGATCGACGGGGACCAGCACTTCCTTCCCCTCACCGAGCATGGCAAGGGTGACCGGGGTGTCGGTCTCGGTGATGGTGATCGTGACTCCGATGGCCGTCGCGGTCGCCTGCTCCGACATCTCGATCGACGTGGCGCTGTTGCGCGCTGCGATCGTGGTCCCCGAAGGGATTCCGACGCCGGAGATGGGCCGGCCTACGTCGGTGAGCGTGAAGGCGGCCGTAGCCGAGGTAAGTGTTTCGTCGTTGTCCGTGGTCACCGCATCTGCGACTGAACGCGTGGGATCAGGCACGTCGACCCGGTAGCCGATCAGTTCGTAGAGAAGCGCCTCGTTGTCGTCGAGAGCGTCCTGGACGTCCACGCTGGAGAGTCCCGCAGCTTGCGCTTCGCGGCTCGCCTGGAACTCTTCCAGCGTGACAAGAGCCATTGAACTAGGAGCGCGTGAACTGGACCTTGGCCATCCCACCCGGGTCGGCCAAGCCGGTCCCGCCGACGTGAGTCGAGACCCACTCCAGGATGTCGCCCTCGGCGACGTCCGTGGCATCCGCGACCACCGAGAGGGTGATCGCGGTCTCGTCGTTGTCGGTGGCGTTCACACCGGCGGTGAAGGCCTTGGAGGCCACCACCGTCGTCCCGGCCCCCCCGGCTCCCCTGTTCACCAAGGAGATCGTGCGGGAGTCGGTGTTCGCGCCGGTGAGCGTCGCGTCCGGCGTGTACGTGACCGCCGTCACCTCACCGGCGAACGGAGCTCGCGCGAGGTGGTTGCCGTCGTCGGCCCCCGCCGCAACCGCAGGAACGGTCTCGGTTACTTCCTTTACGAGTGGAGCTTGATCGGTCATCTAGTACCTCCTGGTTGCGGCGGCTCTGTTGTCGCCGCCTCCTCTTGAAGCTGTCTCAGCTTGGTGATGCGGGTTGCTACTGCTTGCGAGCTGCGGCGCGCGCCTCTTCGTTCGTTTCGGGCACGGGCTTGTTGCGGATGACGCCTTCGACGGTGTAGTTCTCGTTCGGCGTCTGATCCACTTCGGTGCCACGGAAGCCTTGTTCGGTTTCCGTCTCGACCCGCTTCTCGACTTCTTGCTGCGCGGACGCCGCGACCTTCTCGGGCGACGCCTTTCGCGTGGTCTTCTTGGCCGTCGACTTGGCCGTGGTCTTCTTTGCCATCAGGCAACCTCCTTCATCAACCGACTAGGACTCTTCAGCGACGTGCGAACTTCAGTTGTTGAAGGTGCCTACGAGCTCATCAGGACGCCGGCCGGGTAGCGGTCGGCTTCCGTGGGCTGGTCGTAGTTGATGATGTTGGCGACCTGCCAACCTCCGCGGAACGTGACGCGCATGGCGGTCATGTCCTGCTGGAACAGGTTGTAGACGATCGCCCCGGTGTTGTCCTGGATGACGGCCTCGGTCGCGACCTCCATCGTGATGTCCTTGCGGAGACCGAACACGAACTGGGTCCAGTCGCCGGCGAAGAGGCGAACGTCCGAAGGCCACAGACCTCGCATCGGGTAGGAGATCGTCTCTCCGTCGAGCTCTTGCAGGTTGCCGGAGACTCGGTCGCGGTCGAGTCGGTCACCCTGCGAGTTGCGGGCGGAGCGGAATCGACCCCTCGCCGATCGAGCGGCGGCGAAGCCGTTCACGTCGAACCCGTCCTCTTCCACCAGGGCGATCACGTCGTCGACGTCCTTGAAGAAACCGCCGTCCTCGGCGAGTGCCGACTCCGTGACGTCGTTGCCGGCCGCTGTGGCTGCCGTCAGAACGTCGTCCGGGAAGCTCGAGGGAGCGTTGACGCCGAAGAACACCGCAGCGTCGAGGGTGCGGCCGACCGCTTCTGCGAGCAGAGGCTTGGCCTCGTCCCAGATGTCGTAGTCGGCGTCGTCCAGAACGTTGTTGGGGATCGGCATGATGGTCGCGATCTCCTCGACGTTCAGGTACTTGTTCGCCCAGTTGATCTCGGTCGTCTGCTTCAAGCCGGTATCGCCGGTCACGAAGTAGGCAACAGGCAGCGCCGAGAGGATCGGGATCCTCTGCTGCGCGCGCGCCAAGTTGGGCAGGCGCCGGAACAGAGTCATCGTTGCCGACTCCTCGGTCGCCTTGGAGATGATCTCCGACGCTACGTCCTCGGGTATGAGAGCGGCAGCGTCCGTGCGTGAAGTGATGTTGTTGAAAGCCACAGGTGTCCTCCTGATCGAGCGAGATTGCGAGAACCCCGCATCAGCGGGTAGACACCTGGCCTTGCGGTCCAGTCCCTCCGTTTACCGGAGTAGTGAGACTTCAGTGTGCAACACGGTGGAGCGTACGTAAAGGATCTAGATGCGTCCGGCCTTCTGTCGGATCAGGTCGTTCATGTTCCCGGCCCCCGCTGCGCCACCTCGGTTACCGCCGTCGGCACCACCTTGGAAGCGCGTACCTTTGAGGATCGGGTGCCGGTCGATGACATCTTCGAGAGCCTTGTCGAGAGACTCCTTCGTCGGGAAGCCCTCGTCATTGAACTCGAGCGACTTGCGATCGATCAGCTGCGCGGCCATCTCCGGGTCGACGATGTTCGCCTTCGCGGCGGCCTTCTCGATCGCGAGAGTGGCCCTGAGGCTCGTCGTCTCGTTCCGGAGATCGTCACGTTCCTTCTCAGCCTGTTCGGCGCGCGCCTGGAGCTTTTCTTGCTCTGTCTGTTGCGACGCCTTCAGCTTGTCGTACTCGTCCGCCTTGGTCTTCAGGTCGTCGTAATCGCCGTACTTTTTCCGTTCGCGAGCGATGCGGTCTGCGACCATGCGGTCGAATTCTTCTTGGGTCTGCACCGGCTTGAAGGTCGAAGCAGGCGGGTCGTTCTTCGCTGGATCGGCGGGCGGATCGGTGGGCGGGTCGTCTGCTCCGCCGGCGAATACCGGCACCCATTGGCCCTTCCACATGAAACCGGGTCGTGCACCCTCTTTCGAGGTACCTCCCACGCGGGAGTCGTAATCCACTGCGTTCCTCCGTTCGAGTCGGACCTTCGGATGGGCTGACGGTAGGACTCGGCGCGCGCGCCGGTGCGTCTATGCAGCGACGAGCTCCACCTTGGCCGGGTCGAGTCCTTCTTCAGTGATAAGCCGAACTAGGTCGTCTCGATCCATGCCGGCGAGACGAAGGAGATCCTCGAGGGGTCTCCTGGTGTACCGAGGTCGCCACTGCCTGTTCGCTTCACGCATGTACAGATCACTCATCTCGACCCGGCGGTGTTTGACGAGCAGGGCCTTCCCGACACCGAGGGCGGCGAACTGAGCGGCTCTGTCCATGTTGTTGAAGCGGTCGATGCCGGTCGGCCTCGAAATCCGTTGCGGGACATCGAACCGAGGGGACTGGACGCAGGCGCACTGCTCGTGTGCGTCGAGAGGCTCACCGGCCCCGCGGACCTGTTCGTCGTCGAGTGCGAGACACGCCTCGCAGGTACCGCGCGACTGCCATTCCCAGCCGAGGGCTTTGGGGTCGTTGTCCATCTGGTGATTGAGCTCCATGCGAGCTGCGTCGAAGACCTCCGTGCGGATCGTGCGAGCGAGCGAGAACCGACCGAACCTCAGGGCCTCCTCGACGGTCCTGCCGATCTTGATGCCGTAGAAGACGCGCGCGGGTGTCGAAGAGAGAACCTCGTCGACCGGGCGGCCGTCGAAGGTGAACCCAGCGTTCTCCTCAAGTGGAGGCACAGCGCGCCCTTCGCCGGTCTCGATCGCTGAGCAGGAACGGTAGAACCCACCCGTCAGCTGCTGCGCGCTCGCCTGCCCCATCGCGAGGATCTGTGCGGCCTGGGGGATGACGAGCCGGAAGCTGCCGGTGAGGTCCTCTCGGCGCATCCCGGCATACGTCCGATCGACGAGGCGGGTCGTGTCGCGCGCGATGCCTGCCAGACGGTCGTGATAGCTGCGTTGGAGCTGAAGGGCTTTGGAGCTACGCGGCATCAGCCGGGTTCGGGAGCTCACCGAGTGGGTCAAAGGCGTTCCCGAGGGTGAGCGCCTCCTGCATCCTGATCTGCTTGATGCGATCGATCTCTGTCGGCGAGTAGCCGGCCTTCTCCCAGAGGATCTCGTCGGGCACACCCATCGCTTTCTGCTTCAGGAGTGCGTCGATGTGCTCCGCCTCCGAGCGGTAGGAGGGGTCGCCCCAGATCGTCTCGGCAGTGAAGGCATCCTTTCGTGGATCGTCGAGCACAGCGAAGGCCAGTCGGAGGGCGTCCTCCCAAGCCTCACCGGCGTGGGTGCAGCGACGAACGACCTTTGCCACGAGCCCCGATTCCGAAGAGGCGATGGCCTCGCCCGTCGGGAAGGTGCCCATCCCGGCGAGGAAGTAATGCGGCGGGGTACGCGACGTGGAGGCCATGTGGTTCATGTACATCTCGATCGCCTTGATGTGGTTCGAGAAGTCTGCAGCTGAGAACTCGCCAGCGCGCGCGTCCTTGTTCTTCGTCGTGAAGAGTCGATCGAATCCGACCTTGACCGAATCGATCGGCTGGCCGGTGAGCGGGTCTTTCGGGAGCTCGATGCCCATGATGTAACGCTGCGGCCAGGCGACGAACTCCGAGGCGACGAGCATGTCGGTCCCGAGCTTGTTGATCGCATCCTGCATCGGGATGATGTTCTCGATCTCGGAGTTGCCACTACCGTCGAGCCTCGTCTGGTTGGTCATCGGGATGACGGGCACCACGCCGAGTGGGTTCGCCAGCGGCCATGCGTCGTCGCCGGTGATTTCGGACTCTCGAGGAACCCAGCGGATTCCCTGATAGTTCACTGCTGTCGAGTTTGTCGACTTCGAGCGAGACCTGAACTTGTAGATCCCATCGGGCAGGTAGAGCGTGGCGAAGATGTAACCGGAGTCGTCGACCCATCGCTTCATCGCAGCGAGGCGCTTACGCCTGTTGCCAGCGGCGCGCGCGACAACCATCTCTAGAGCCGACTCCACCGTGATCGACGGCGTCTTCTCATCGTTCGGATCGTTCCACACAAGCAGTGAGCATTCGCTCTTGACGAGCTGCTCGGTGTGCGCGAGCTGGGCATCGGCGTCGAGGTTGTTCGCCTGCCAGATCCGCCACGCGTCCTTGTCGCCCGTCTCGTCGGCTTTCGCCTGATCGTCTGATGGCGGGAAGCGAAACCCCTGCACCTTCATCCGCTCCTCGGTCGAGTCGACGACCACGGCCGTGAAGTTGTCTGCGAATGCCTCGAAGAGCCGACCGAAGGCGGACTTGAACTTCTCAGTTGCGAAGACGAGGTTGTGCTTGCCGTCGTAGTAGTCCTGGTACCCGCGGAGCGGCCGCTGCTTCTTGTCGAGCTCCGACCCCAGCTTCCTCAGCCAGCGGTCGAGCTCGGCCTGTTCAGCCATCAGTACGAGTACAGGGTGTTGTCAACGGCTTCCTCCTGGGAGTCGAGCATCCAGCACATGATTGCCATCGCGTCGGTGACGATGCCGTCTATGCGTTTGCCGCTGGCGTCCCGGTCGGGCTTCACCGGCTTCAAGTTCTCGTTGTCGTCGCGCTTCACTTCGACGGCGTCCGCCATCCAGCGAGAGACGGGGTTACCGCCGTGGTTGAAGGTCACTCGGCCTTCGGAGTCGCGCGCCTTCACGAGACGCATCAGCTCCTTCAGCCCGGGCGACAAGGCGAACCCTTGTTTGATGAGCGTCGTCTCGAGGCCAATCTCCTCGAGCGAGTTGGCGATCGAGAGGGCGTTCCACCGGTCGATGCCGATCATCTTGCACTGGAAGGCGGTGGCGTCATCGATGATCTGGTCCCTTACGACCTTGTCGTCGATCACCTCTCCCGGGATCGCATGAACGAAGCCTTCTTTCACCCACACGCTGAAGGCGTTTCCTGTTTGCTTGTCGAGGAACGGCACGCGCGCCTCCGGGATGAAGAACCGCCGGATGACCTGATGAGGCCTGCCTGGAAAGAACCAGCTGAGTGCGGTGAGGTCCGAAGTTGCCGACATATCGAGGCCCCCGTAACACTCGAGGCCCTGGAGCTTCGTCTCGTCGATCATGCCGGCGCACTGGTCCCAGAGATGGAGAGGCATCCAGCGGGTGACCTGCTGCACCCACTGGTTGAGACGGAATTGCCGGAAGGCGTTTTCTCTCGTCGGGTCGTTGCGCGCCTCGAGCGCCTCTTGCCTGACGGTCTCGATCGAGAGGAACTTGCCGAGCGCGGGGTTGGCGTGGAACCAATTCTTCTCGTCGAAGGGGTCGGCCTCCTTCGGCGTGTTCCTCAGGTAGGCGAAGACGTGCGGCGCGCGCGAGGGATCCTCGACGATCTTCTCCATCTCCTCGTGAAGCTTGGCTGCGAAGCTCGAGGGGTCGTTGCCGGCGGTCGTGAACCCGATGAGGAGTGACTCCGGCCGTTTCCCTTGCGCGGTGCGGAGCGCCTCCCACAGATCGGCCGACGCCTGGGTGAGGACCTCATCGATCACCGAGCCCGACGGGTTGTGGCCGAGCTCGCCCTTGGCGTCCGAGGGGATGACCTCGTAGTAGCTGTTCTTCTTCGGATCGATCAGACGGCGCGACTGCCGGTTGAAAACAAGCCGCCGAGAGAGGTGCGGCGAGAGCTCCGCCATGCGCTTCGCGACCTCGCCGACCTTGCCGGCCTGTTTCGTGTCGCTGGCAGCGCCGTATACCTCGGCCGACTCTTCGTCGTCGCCGACCAGTAGCAAGAGCACGATGGCCGCGGCGAGCTCCGACTTCCCGTTGCCTCGAGCGATCTCGATGAGGGCGACGGAGTAGAGACGGACGTACATCTGCCACTGATCGTCCCACCGGACCTCGCCGAAGAGCGGGCGCACGATCTCGTCACGTTGCCAGTCCTCGAGCACGAACGGCTTGCGCGCCCAGATGCTCTTCGTGTGGACGCACATCTTCTCGATGAACCGCTGGGCCCGATCGGCGCGCGGGACGCAGAAGTGATCGCCTCTCTTCGCGCAGCTCTTGCCGGCGAAGGTGAACCCGCAGCGCTTATGAGAGGAGCTCTGCCGCCTCGCGGTCATCGCTCTCCTCCTTGAGGGACAGCTGCGCGCGGTCGGACGGTGTCCAGCCGAACCGCGACCCGAGGGATACGAGGAGCTGCGAGGTCTCCCTCACCCCCTGCATCGCCCGGTTGTAGACCGGCTCGTTCTGCCGGGCCCCCTTCACCAGGATCCCCCGGTGCATCAGCTTGGTGGCTTCGCGGTTGGCGACGAGGAGCTCACAGAAGAGAGCGAAGGCGTCGACGTCCCAGACGGTCAGCACGCCGGTGCGGATCCGATCGGGTGCCAGCCGATCCCACACCTCCTGCACTGCCCTCACCAATTTGTACGGAGGCACGATTTCACCGGTAGCCGGCACCGGCTCGGCGGTGTTGATCCGGTCCTTGCGCTCGCCCTTGACGAGTTTCAGCTTCGTCGGGGTCGGTGTGCGCCCTCGGCCGCCCTTACCGGCCATGATCACGCTCTGTGACAAATCCTGACGACTTCTGTCCGGGCGTGATCGAGCTTAGGCACCTTAGCCGCGGGGTGTGCGCACAAATTTTGAGGCCCCCCACCCCCTTCGGTAACGGAGCGTGGTCATCGCCCCGGTCAACGAGGTTGCGACACTCCGAGCCCTCGCACTCCATCGAGGCCCACGTCTCTGTCCCTGACCAGGTGACTCGCCGGCCGAAGATACAGAGCTCCTTCCACGCTTCCTCGGGAGTGAGCGAGGGGTCGACCGGTATGACGTGAACGTGTTCAGCCACGGCGACGGAACAACTCCTCGGGACCGTCGACCTTCCACCTCGTCGCAACGAGCAGGACCTTCTCCCCCGTCATGGGCTCGATCGCTTCCTTAGTCACGATCTCGGGTGTGGTCTCGGTACGCAGTTGCGCTCGGTGCTCGTCGCAAACCCGCTCCGCCTCGTCCTTCAGCTTGCGCATGATCAGGTCCTCGGTGTCGCGTCCGTTCATGCGGTGAAGGATGAGCTCGTCGATCGGGATGACTACCTCGACGTCGATGAAACCTTCGACTGTCGTCGTCATCGCTGGCCGTTCCTTCTGCGATCGGCGCCGTACATCGCATCAAGGACCAGCGCCGCGCCTTCTCTAACGATCTGGCGGCTGATGAGGTCCTGAGCAACAGCGACCATCAGTTCCCGGTTCTCATCAGGTACCTCGTCCCATTCCTTCCGGGAAGCGGTCTGCGTCTCCCACCCGAACTCAGGTGCGAGCTTCTCGTAGGAACTATGAAATTCACGAGCGATCGCTTCAGCAGCCCTCATGCCGCCACGCCGACTCGAGGTTTGGGCCCTGGCTTCCTTCGGCCCCCTCGACAGTCCGGACAAGGACCGTCCGACTTCAGGTACCCGCGGACTCGGCCGCAGATGGTGCAGCGCTTCTTCTTGCCGACGCGCTGGCGCATCTGACGATTCGTTTCCCGCTCACAGACTCGGCAACACGTAGCTCCTTCGCCCTTCGGCTTCCGGTTCTCCGGCGTCCAGGGATGACCTCGCTTGCACGTTCTCTGCGGACCATGCCTCAGCGCAACGAGACCTCTCACGATCAGTATCGCTTCGTCCTGACCTACCGAGCCGAGAGCGATCCGTGACACGAGGCGACTCGCCTCGGAGGGAGACTCCAGGCGGTCGGTGTACCTCTGCACGTCTGGTGCAACAACGCGCGACGGGTGCCCGCTCATCGACCAGCCACCACCTCACGCTTGTAAGAGCGTCGCTGTTGTCTCGACCAGCCCTTTCGTTTGAAGTGGTTGTCGATCATCGCCAGAGTCTCGGAGACGAACTCCTTCCGCAGCTCGGCGCTGCTGAGGTCTCCCACCTTGAGCTCGAGCTTCGCGACGCGGCGATAGCACCGGCGGATTCGCCATCGTCTCAGCCTGTTCACGACAGCATCCTTGCCCGGTACTCGGCGTCCGCCTTCTTGTTGTCGGCGTCGCACATGGTCTCGAGGTTCGAGAGATCGTGGGTTCCGCCGACTCGCACCGGGATCTTGTGGTGAGCGGTGAGACGTCGGGTGGCTCCGCACCTAACGCAACGGTTGCCGTCACTCAGCAGACAGCGAGCGCGGTTCCGCCGGTACTCGGGATCGGCGTAGACAGCGTCGGTCTCTTGCTTGCAGCGAGGACAGCCGCCTCGGCCTCGGTAGCGATGACCTTTGCCGCAGAGCTTCGCGGGCATCCTCATGTGACGAGGAAGTCGACGAGCTTCGGGTTGTCCCTCAGCAGTTGCAGCAGGAGCGGCGACAACGCTGTGACGAGCTGCTCTTCCGTCTTCGTTCCGATCCCTGCGGCGCGGGTGCCAGAGATGTAGAAGAGCGCGTGGAGGCACTCATGGAGAAGGCTGTCGGCGGTCGCGTCGGGTCCCCGGTTCGGAGCCACCGTGATGATCTGCGACTCGTTGACGACGCTGCCTTCGTCCGCGGTCTCTCGAACGCCAACCTCGTAGGTGTAGGCGCCGACCGTGATCGAAGAAGGGAGCTTGGGCCCGGGCACGCATCGACTCTAGGAAGGCACGGCCCCCTGACGGTGTCTATGCAGTGCTCAGCGGAAGGCGTCCCACACGAGGATCCCGGTGAGCACGATCAGGACGAGGGTCAGGTAGATGACCCACCTGGTCAGTCTCTCGGCGGCCCTAGACGCCTCGACGAACTTGTTCATCATCCGTCGGTTCAACTCAGCAGCAGCGCCAGCTCCCCCAGCCCCGAACTTCGTGGTCGTTTCCCGAACGAGCTGCGTGTCGCTCCATCCCTCGAAGAGGTCGACGTCGATGTCTGGACGTTTGGGCGTCAACGAGATCGGTCCTTCAGCTCTACCGACACGTCGAGGCCAAGCACATCGGCGATCGCCACAATGCTCGAGAGTGCGATGCGCTTCTTTTTGAGGAGGACGTTCACGTTCGAGCGACTGGTACCGAGCATCTTGGCGACATCGGATTGAGAGGCATCTCGGGCCTTCATCCAAAATCGGAGTTGGCGCTGAACGTCCTTGGTGAGGGCTTCGTAGTCGAAGGTCATCGGTCGTTGGCGATCCTTCTGACGACGTCTTCGGTCGGTTCGTATTTCACCTTGCGACGGTGGGCTTCCGCCTTCAGAGCGAGGCGCACGTTCTCGGGAGAGGCCCCCTTTCGCTTCTTCGCCACAGCCTCGATCAGAGCCTCTACGGCCGGATCAGTTGCCACCGGGGTCAGGAGGAGCGATCGGTTCGTCCCGGGCGAGGAATCCGATGGACCGGACATGCTGGCCGTCGATCAAGACATCGACCGAATAAGCACCGGGCGTCGGCACCGCGACCGCCGTGAGATTGAGGACCATAGCGCTGGAGACCATCTCGCCCGGTTGGGAATCTTGGCCAGCGGACAGACCGAACTCTCCATCGAGCTCAGCGATCGAGGCCCCGTCCGTGTCCTGGATGAGGATTCGCAGCCGGTGCTGTTCTCGGGTCTCGGTCGGATGAAGGATCAGTTGCATCGCGAGGGTGAGCCCGAGAGGCGCCGGATAGATCGGCCGGTGGATTCGAGTGATCCCACCGCCGAGAACGTGAAGCAAGCCCTCTCGAACTGTGGCGGCGTCGCAGAGTAGGGCGTCGACCTCCACCTAGACGGCGGACCTGGCGTCGTCGGGCTCCATCACCGTTTCGATCGTCCCCTCACCGATGGGAAGAACAGGCTTCACATGAGGGACATGGCCGTAGAAGATGGCTGAGATCAGGCTCCCGGATCCCCCCGCCGCGTCTCCGTCGATCACGGCCCCCGAGCCCACGAGAGCGATGCTCCCGGTGGTGGCCTTGATCGGCAAGCCCTCTTCGATGATGGAGGTAGGCCCTTCGGCAAACTCGGCGGCCCCCTCGAGAGCCATAGCCCGAACCTCGTCGAAGGTGTCCCCAGCCGCGGTCCACCCGGGGAGATCTGGTGAGTCGGCCCACCAGCCTTCAGACTCGTAGTGGTAGTGGATACGAACGTCCATGGTTGCCTCCTCTCAAAGGAGCCGAAGCGCCTCGTCCTGGCCGAGACCAACGTCCTTTGTCAGTATCTTCCTCACCACGCCCGGTGCCAAGGTCGCTCGGTCGTGGAAGGAGAACCTCAATTCAGGATACCCGGCCTCCGACCGTAGCGTCCGGTGGGACCCGGACTGCCGAACCACCTCGTAGTTGAGGGGCTCCCTACAGAGAACGGCCAGCATCTTCCGGGCCTTTAGCGAGGGGAACATCTTTCAAGAGTAGTGCCGAGGTGCTACGAAATCCCCCTTTCATCCGGCGATGCAGAACCCCCCTAGATCTACCCCTCGAAGGCGATAGTGAGCGGTGACGCCGTCGAAGTCGATGAGCTCGTAGGTCCACACGTTGACCCAGTCGTCGGAGAAGGAGATCCCGCCGGCCTCATCCATCAGGAGCGGCGCCCGGCCCTCGGCCCGAAAGTATCGCTTCGGCTCGGCCCTCACTCGGTAGGTGACCCCGTCGTCCGGCCCCCCGTGGAACACCACGATGTAAGGGAACTCCCGGATCCGGGCGAGGTGTCTCTCGTCAACGATCGAGAGCTGGGTGGGTCGCTGCTTACGTGACTCCCGAGTGCAGTCTTTGCAGTGATGGAGCCGGCCCCCGGTCGACCAGTAGTTGCGATGGAACTCGCTGAGGGGCTTCGCCTTCCCGCAGGTGCGGCAGTGCCTCGTCCCGGTCGGCATAGGGGGTGCCAGCACCTAACTGGCCTTTGAGGAGACGTGTACGTATCGCCTCTCACATGCGACGGAACGGCGTTTCGGGTCCCTTGGTCCGTCGGCGGTCTCTGACGGGCTGAATGCGTCCGTTCTGACCCATACGAGCTTGCCGGATCTCTCGATCACTCGGAACCTGCGGGTGCCGTCCTTCTTCTTCAGGTCGAAGGGGTCCCTGCAGCCTCTGTCTGTCTGGTGAGCGGTGAAGACGGTCTCTGAGCCGAAGGTTCGATGGCAGACGACGCAGTGGAGCTCGGAGGTTCCGTGGCCGGTGACGTGGCAGTGGTCGCAGTGCCACACAACCCCCGTCGGGACGTGGCCGTGCGCCTCGGAGTAGGTGCAGATCGCACATGTCACGACGCCACTCCCCTGTTGATCGGGATGACGTTGGCGAAGAGCTGCTGCTCTCCTCGAGCTTCACGCGCTCTTGCCGTCTCCGGCTCCTCCCAGGGTCCGACGTAACGTGCTTCGACGATCCAGGGACACGAGAGTCGCTGCTGAGGAGACGCTGAAGGGTGGTCACCGCGGACGTTGTTTTTCCTGGCGGCGGTTTCCGCCGCCTCCGCTGACTTCATGTCGAACACCGAGAGGCCGTTGGCGAGCGGCCCCGTGCCGCGGATGCGGTACTTGATCTTGCCCTTCACGACGCAACCTCTCCATCGAAGAGAGTTGGGCCTGGCAGTGGTCGGGTAACGCTCGGGGCCTCGGGTACATCTGCAGGTCCCTGAAGCTGCGACCAGTGAGCTATCCGAGCGTGGGCGATCTCGATGTAGTCGGCTTCTCGGTCGACTCCGATGAAACGGAGCCCTTCAAGAGCACAGGCAATGCCCGTCGTCCCGGAGCCCATGAACGGATCCAGCACGATGCCTCCGGGAGGCGTGACCAACCGAGTGAGGTGACGCATGAGGGCGATCGGCTTGACGGTTGGATGATGGTTCTTCGCCGAACGGTTGGTTTCGTCTGACTGGAAGGTGCCTGGCCGCTTCTGCCCGGACGTCCAGAGCATCTGACGTTCCTCGAACTCGTCTCCGAGCCCAGCATTGCGTTCGCTCCGGGAAGCTTTGGCGACATAGAAGAACCGAGACGCTCCGCCCTCGTCACGTCCGCGAGCGGCCTCGGCTTCCTCTTGACCTTTGAAGTCACCGTAGATGCCCCGGAACTTGTCTGAGCCACGACGGGTGGGGTTGGCGCCTGACACCAGGACCCCGGTCTGCTCGTCGAGTACTTGAGCTGTGTGCTCGTCGAGGATGACGTTCGAAGGCCAGCGGCCCGAGCTCTCCGACTTTGCGGCCGCCGCTCGACCCCTGGCGCGTGCAGCGTCGAGAGCCTCCTCGTCGTGCTTCCAGGGGCGGTCCCATCCATCCGACGTCGACGACACCCTTCCGCCATCGATTCGTTCGCCAGGTTCACCCTGCACGCGGCACCCGTCGATGTTGAGCGCGCCCGTCCCGTACTCAGCCACGTTCTTGGCCACACCCCCCCCCATCGGTTTGCGCGCCATGACGCACGGCTCGTGGGCAGGCTTCAGTGCGGTGCCCCAGCCCTCCCAGTCACCGTGGAGGTTGAGGCTCTTGGGGAAGCCCGAACCGAAGAGCCAGAGGATGGAGTCACGGATCTCGAAACCGGCGTCCTCGATCGCGCCGACGAGCCGGTGAGAGGTGCGCGTACCGCCGAAGGCGAGGAGGTGGCCTCCGGGCTTGAGTACTCGGAGCACTTCCGCCCAAGTCGCAGGGTCGAACGCGACTCCGGTCGCATCCCAAGCGAGACCCATGAAACCTTTGCCGTTGGATCCGTGACGACCGTAGGGGTTATCCGGCTCGTTCGACCGTCCGGAACCTCTCCGCGACGTCGACAACAGGTCATAAGGCGGGTCCGTGACGCAGGCATGGATGCTGCCTTCGGGGATGCTCGACATCACCAGCGGCGAGTCACCCTGCTCGACGTGCCACCCCTGTTCACCGGCGAGTACTTGATCGACGGTCACTGAGCTGCCTCCGGACGGTATCGATCGGCGGACCAGTCCTCGTCCGGATGTAGCTCACACGCCTGAATGAACTCCTGCTGGAGCTCCACCACCCGCGTGTTGCGCGCCATGCGTTCGGCGGCGCTCATCGGTTGATCCGTCGTGGCGTCTCCATCCGCCCGGATCGCAACGATCGGCTCGACGGGGTCGTACGCGAATTGGTCCAGGAAAGCGTCGGTGATGCAATCGTTCTCGATCTTCGGGCCGCGCTTTGGGTCGGGGGAGGCCGTCACTCGGCCCCCCTAAACGCATACAGGAGCCAGTGACCGAGGCGGTTCTTGTGCATCCACTCGAGCCACGGACGGCCCTCCGAGACGTTGAGGTACTCCTGCAGCGCGTGATGGGCTCGCCAGAAGCGAGGACGCGGGAAGGAGATCGCTTCGTCTATCCACTCCCCCGTCGCGTAGATCTCGGGGAGGGGCTCGAACTCGCCTGCGGCCTTCGCCTCTTGCGGCCAGAGGTCGGGCGGTGCGATCGGCTCGTTGAGCGTCCCTTTGAGCCAGTTCCACAGGATGGCTCCGACGCGACCGTTGCCGTCGAGGAACGGATGGATCTCTTCGAACTGCCTGTAGAACTCGTCGGCCGACAGACGGTTGCGATTCTCCATGAGTAGGGACATCTGTCTCGGGACCTGATGCCAGGCCACGCGGACCGATCGGCCCCCGACCACGACTGCGATCTGGCGGTAGCCGTTCTTGTTCTTGCCCGGTTCGACGCGCCGGCCGAGCTCTCGTATGAGTTGCTCAGAAACCGGCCGGCGCGCGTGAACCATGTCGAGCGCGTGGTTGTAGGCACGCACCATGTTCGAGACGCTGAGCTCGCCGGAGTGCTGGCGGCGGCACTCCTCGGCGCAGAACTGGATGATGTGGAGCTGCCGGAAGGAGAACGGCTGTAGCAACGAGGCGCTGAGCTGAGTGCTCACGAGGCCTCTTCCATCTGGAGCTCGAACTCGGGCGAGACCAGCTTGTCGAGATCAGCATGGGCTCGGACTAGCGCGACGAGGTTTTGAGCGGCCTTCTCCCGAAGGTACTCGGCCTCGTTGATCTCCAGACCGATGTGGAAATGCTCCCTTTCAAGAGCCCGGTAACACCTCTTGCAGTCGGCGGTGTCCTCTACCTCTTGGAGATCACCGCGGGTCTGGCAGAGCGTCACCCAATGAGGTTCTCGACGACACGAACAGACCCGAACACCTAGCTCGATTGGATCCCACCACCACGCGATGTGTCTCTTTCCGCCGGTCGTCACCACGGCGTACCTCTTCACCTTCACGAGACGTTCCTCTTCCAGAACTCTGCGGCGTTGCAGTCGGGGGTGACGGGCTCGATGTTCTCGGGGTCGTCGGGACCGAGGCTGACGACGTGGCCGAAGCGGAACCCCTTGGTGCGGAATTCGGTGCGGGGGGTGACGTGGCCAGGGACGAAGAACTGCCTCGCTTCGTCGAAGCCCTCAATCGATGCGTTGCACTCGGGATCCCCGCATCCGCAGCGGTAGAAGCCGTCGAAGCCCTCTTCGTTCTCCTGCTGACGGAGCTTGGTGCACATGACTCCGTGCCAGAAGCCTCGGCGTTCATCTCTCACTTCCTTCGGAGCCGTGCGTCTCGTCGTCGTACGAGCGTCGTTCACCGCCTGGCGGGCAGAGCGGCCCCCCTTGCGATCCGAGGCGTCTCGGAGCTTGTGGCGCGGGCAGTCGTACATCGGTGGGCAGGTGCAGGGGGCGGCGCTCACTTGACCCCCTCAGTGATGATCTCGATGACCCGGTTCAGGGCAGTCGTGTAACCCTCGATGAACGCTGTGGGGTTGGAACGCTCGATCTCGACGCCCGGATGATCTGGGTGACGCCGAGGGGCGTAGGCCCCGTTGACCATCTTCTGAAGCGACGGAACCGAGCTGAGGTCCTTGATGCGGCGGAGCTTCGATTCGGCGAGCTCGGCGCGCTTCCGCATGCGGCGGCCGTACTCCATCATCTGATGCTCGGCGCGCTCGCGGGGCTGGGTCGGCGGGTGCTCGGAGAGGGAGTGATCAGCCACGCGGCTTGTCCTCCAGCTCGAGCTGAGCCTTGCGATCACGTCTTTCGTTCTGGCCGGTCGACAGGTCACTCACGATCGAGACGAGGGAGAGCACGATCAACGTGATGAGCGACCATCCGATGACCGGCGCCCAGAAGGCGATCGTGTCAACGTCTTTCACCATCGCTGCGAGCGTCACGACACGACCCTCAGCGTGCGCGGCCCGCCGCCGATCTCGATCGCACCCTTCTGGCGCAGCGCCTGGAGGTGGGTGAAGGCAACGGACTTTGAAGCGACACCGATGCCGGCGGCGATCTCGGACATCGTCGGCGGGTACTGGTTCTCGTCGACGTAGCCCTTGATGAAGTCGAGGACGTCCTGTTGGCGCGGGGTGAGGATCACGAGACGAGCTCCATGTAGCGCTTGATGGTCGTGTCGGTCCGGTCGACACAGTCGGGATCGCCGCACTCAGCGACGGAGGCGCGACCGTGGGGACAGCGCGGAAAAGCCTCATCGGTGAAGGCCTGGGTTCGCGCTTGGTGGCGAATCCGAGCGATGTGACCCTTCTCGGCTTTGGATCTCTCAGCCACGGCTCTCGGGTTGTCGCCGCGAGCTCGTGGGTTGCGTCCGTCGCTTCGACGGTTTGAAGGTTTGGAGATCTCGGAATCCCCCGCTTGCGGGGGTAAGGGGGTTTCTAGTTCAAGGGTTCTTTCTAGTTCGGCGGACTGAGAGTCCGCGCCCCGCGGGTCCCCTGTCCGCGCCGCCGCGGACTCTGTGTCCGCTGTGGATAAAACAACCCCGGACTCACAGTCCGCGGTTGGAGGCGGCAGAAGCCGGTAGATCGACGCTCTTCCGCGTCGGTACTCGATCTCGATATAGCCCCAATCCTGGAGCCGTCGAAGGACTCGGCGAACCGTTCTTTCATCGCACTTCGCATATCCCGCCAACGTCTCGACCGAGGGGCGAGCCTCGCCGGTTTGCAGCTCAGCGTGACACGCGATGCCCCCATAAACAGCCTGCTCGTAAGCCCCCATCCGCGGGTCCATGAAGACCTGGACGTGAACACGTACGTGATCCCACTGCCGGCGATCCTCACCCAGCCAGAAGGGGCGAGAGCTGTGTCGATGGCGCTTCATGCGGCCCCCGCCTGCAGCAGATCGGAGATCGCTGAGCGGACGCTGTCGAGAATCCGCACGATCGTCTCGGCGTGCACCTCGCAGCCGGGGAACTCCTCGACGTGAGCGATGTAGCCATCACCATTGGTCTCATGCTTGATGATCGCCTTGAACTTCCGGCCGTCGACGAAGACGGGCATCGCCATCGTCACGAGGCGACCTCGTGCACGTCTCCTTGGCAGCTGCAGAAGCGCCAGCGGAACACCTCGGACGCTTTCTCGAGCTGGTCGTGCAGCACCTTCACCATCTGGGCGTGCTTCACCGAGACCATGTAGCGGGACAGCTGCAGGCTTTGTGCGTTCGGGTTGCCCGTTAGGTAGCGGCCGAGCTTGGCCTTGCCTCCGTAGCGACGAGGGTTCTGCGAGTTGAAGAAGGCGACGATCTCGTCGGCGAGCTTCCACGTCTCCCCCGCCGGCACCGTGGCGCCCTTCGCTGCGTCAGCGGGTGTGACAGCGAGTAGCTTCTGCTCGGTGTCGCGGTGGATCCTCTTCGAGGGCTTCCCGTTCTTGCCGTAGACGAGCTTCCAGAGGCAGCCGTGAGAGACACCCGAGACCTTGACGATCTGCTTCAGCCCGACCCCGTCGGTCTGACCCGGGCCTGACGCCATGAGCTTCTTGACATGTCGGCGCGCTGGAGCTGCATCGACCCACGGCTCGCGACCGTAGGCCTTGCGCCGCGTTCGGGCACGCTCGTAGCTGCGGTTGGCGGCGCGGCAGAGCTCGCAGCGGCACCTCTCAGCGACGTACTTCGCGTACGTTCCGTGCTCTCTCACGAGCCCACCCGCTCGAAGACATCGGCGGGGACCTCAACCAGAGATCGCCCGTGTACTTCCCCACACACGATCGATCGACTGACCTCGGCCCCCGCCGAAACCTTGCGCTTCCTCGAGCTGATCCGAGCGCGCCTCCTGTACGCGCTGTCGTCGTCCTGGCCGAGACGCCAGGCCCGGTCGTAACAGGGCTTGCAGTAGCCGAGAGCGTGCACCTCTCGATCGAGGTGTTCGCAGCGGCGCGCGTTAGTGGTCGGTGGACGGCCGGTCATCAGTCCACGTGTCCCGTGATGAGGTGCAGCATCGTCGAGAGAACGATCCCGATGAAGACGACGGGCCAGAACAAGATGACCAGGCCGTAGGAGCCGTCACCGGCCTCCACGTTGTGCTCGTGGTTCCATTTGAGGAACGCAGCAGCCATCGTTAGGCCACACCCGAGGTAGAAGGCGACGAGAGCCAACAACCAGAACAAGCTCACGCGATCCACCGATGCAGTCGAACGATGCCGGCGATAACCGGGTCGCGCTTACGTCGGAAGAGCCTCCTGAGGAACATCATGAGCGGGCCTTAGCCAGACGCTTCTCCAGCCGTCCTGCGAGAACCGAGGCTTGCTCAGCGTGCATCTGGACGAAGGCAGCACGCACTTGTCGATCAGCGAGGCTTCGATCGTCTTCGAGCGCCCAGGTTGCGTGGGCGTGAGCCTGGACGAGCTCGGCCTTCACCCGGCGCATCTGCTTACGGTCGTACGAGTTGGGCCGCATCACCCGCTCTCCCCTTCCTCGTCGTAGCCGTAGAGCGGCCCAAGGTCGAGGAGGTCCTCGACGACCCAGTGAAGAAGCGTGGTTTCACGGAACCGAATTCGGTAGGCACCAACGAATGCGATCACTGCGAGCGCGCCGCAGATCGTGACCGTGCGGAAGATGACGAGCATGCAAGCGACGAGCTGGTCGATCAGTTGCCCCACAGCACCCACCTCTCGCTGACGAACTGAGCGCGTTCGGCGTAGAGCTCGTCGATGAGGGGATCGGACTGAGCAGGCTTGGAGGCAAAGGAACAACGAGTTGCGGGGACCTCTTTGACGCCCGACTCATCAGCGGGCGCAGCCTGCTCTCTCCCAAGGGAAGGAGTTGTCCGATCACGTTCGTTGAGAAAAGAAAGGGGGCTCACGAAGACGCTCGTCTCTTGGTTCGCTCATGCACGAACCTGCGACCGCGCTCGGTGGCGACCCAAACGATCGCGGGCCTGTTCGTCTTCTCGACGCGGGTGCGGCCGGAGTCCTCGAGCCATCCGCCTTCGGTGAGGTCGTTGACGCGACCCGCGACGGATGACCGAAGGATGTTCGTCCGATCGACGATCTCCCACTGGGTCATGCCGTTGTAGCCGGCGTTGGCGACGACTCGCAGGATCTCGACGCGCTGCGCACCCGAGATCGACGTGACCGACAGAGCGGCTCCGATCTCGGTGGACTTCGCACCCTTGTGGTGACGACCGGCTCGCGGCTGGCTCGGCCGATCGAGGGGCGCGGGCGGCGCGAAGAGATCCTGCTGCATGGCGTTCATCGGGAGGCCCCCGAAACGGGAGCCGCGTTGGGAACGTGCTCGAACGGATCTGGGTCGGAGTAGCGCTCTTCGAGCAGGGTGCAGACGAGGGCGATCGTCTCGGCGCTCGGTTGCTCAACACCAGCGCGGTTGGCGGCGAGTGCCCAGGTCTCTTTAGGAAGGCCGGCGGCGAACTTCCCCACCGTCGTGTCGTTGTCGTCCTTGATCGTCTCGGCGATGACCGGGCCCATGACGTCGACGAGAGCATCCGCATCGGCGCGCGTCACTGGGTCTTCCTCTCGAACGCCTCACGGAGCGAGAAGAGGAGGTCGTTAACGCGACTGCTCTCTATGTCCAGAAACTCACGAAGGACCTTGACCTCAGCCTGGGAGGGGATGGCATCCCCGACGTGTTTCGTGAGCGCTTCAGCGACGGCTTCGAGAGCGCTGTTCGGGATCGGGATACCGAAGTTCTCGGCGCGGGCTTGGCTGAGGTCGACCGAATCCCAATCCCCTTCCGGGGTGAGAACGTCAGCCGTCGTGTCCGTGCGCTCGCGCATCACGACGAGGCGGACCCGGTCCTGCATGACCTCGTCCAGCAGGTAAGCCCTCAT